ATAACCTCGAGCTTTTGAGGTTTCTGCGGCCCTTGGAGCACAAACTCTTCGGGCTCAAGGACCAGTGGGGTTTGCGGATTATTGCTAAGGGGCTCAACAGTTTTGAGAGAGCAGAGGTTATCCGTCAGAAGTGGGCTAGGTTTTCGGACCCGGTCTGCATCAGTATGGATTGCTCGAAGTTCGACAAACATGTCTCTAGTGTATTGGAGGTCGAACACGCTTTGTATCTGCGTTTATTCGCGGGACATCCTGTGTTGGCACGATTGTTAGGAGCCCAACGTCGCACACGTTGTCGGACGCGTGAAGGGACGACTTGGTGGATGGATCGTAGATCAACTGGTGACCCCAACACCGGGGCGGCAATACCGCCCTTGCCATCATGATGATCTTCGCTATATTTGCCCTCTTGGGAATTCCGTGGTCGTGTTTTGGTGATGGTGACGATTGCTTGATCTTTTGTGAGGCCGTGGACTACCTTCGAGTCCGCGACCTGCTTGTGTCTGGCTTCCTCGAGTTTGGACAAGAACTTACCCTGGATAACGTCGCCAGGGATGTGCAGGACATTTTGTTCTGCCAATCGCGCCTTGTATGTGGACCACAGGGGTGGCGGATGGTTAGGGACTGGCGTAAAGTCCTCAGCCATTCAACATCCGGTGTGAAGCATTGGAACAATCCGAACTCAGTTCGTGGAATGCTTACCGCTGTAGGTTCTTGCCTTTTAGCGGAGTGCCAGGGAATTCCGATACTGCAGGAGCTCGGTTTAGCTCTGAAGCGTATGGGCCGCGGCGAGACCCTTAAGTGGGCAGAAGTCGACGCGGGCCAACGTCTACGGGCCAAAGCGGATCTTAAGGTACGTGAGGAAGACTTTGAGCGTGTCCTCTATTCGGTTAAAGACCTACCTATCGATTTAGATAGTCGGTTGAGCTTTTCCAAGGCCTGGGGTGTTTCTCCGTCAGAACAGAAGATGATGGAGGATGTCCTTCGGGGCTGGAACCTTGACAGCACGGTTCCTCGGAGAGTCAACAAGGAGTGGGACTGGAGGTGGGAAGACATGAGTGAACCCGATTGCTATTTGCCCACTTGCCTATAAGGTGTGGGGCTTCACTAAGCGTTGTGTGATAAGCAGAAGGAGACACTACCAAGTAGGTCACTTTGTTGAGGATAAACCCCGCGGGCTGGAGTTGTTAGCCGGTGGTTTATTGCCTTGATACCGATCGGGGGTTGGAGTGACGTCCTCCTCAACTGTGGCCGACCTCTGGAGTCGATGTTATCTGGGTAGGCATAGGGCGGTGGCCCGAGTCTTTTAGTGGGCACGACGTAGGCGCCAACCTACAGGTCCCCCACACCGGAGCTCGTGTTTCTGAAGCACAAAACCCAAAAAATGTCCGCACGCGCTTTGTAAGCTAGGGATGTAGAAGGTACTGACA